GTCGAGTCGTAGCGGTCATGCGCGGCTTTGATCTTGGCGAGGATGTCGGGGGCTTGCCATCGACCCGCCTGGAGGTCGCAGACGATCTTCCTCCCCGAGTCGTCGACCGCAATCGTGAGGATAACCGTGAGGTCCGACTTCGCGTTACGTCCGACGGCGAGGTCGACCCCCGTGAACGTCGGGAGCCTCCGACCTGCCCCGGTCCTGAGTGGGGCCAGAGGCCAGGAGACGTAAACCCTCCCGAGAGTGGCTGCGAGGTCGAGCCATTCGAGCCTGAACCGGGCGAGGTCGTTCGTCGTGACGAGGCAAAAGTATTTGCGGACGAAATTACTCGGAGTCATGTCGTCATGGATCGACTTCAGCCGCTCCCGTGAGAACTGCTCAGGCCAAATCGGACGCCAGAGGTCGGAGGGGTCGTGCGGGTTGTAGACCGCCGAATACCTCCGGCACGCGAACCCCGGACGTTTCTCCAGTTCGTGCAGCAGGTCGAGGTTCGACCATGGGGTTCCGATTACATGGAGAAACGCCCCCTCGGTCAATCGGGTGAGCAGAGTCGTCTCGCACCACTCGGTCAACTTCTGCATCTGCTCGATGGTTCGGGTGTTCTCGAAATCGAGGACGTCGTCGAGCACGGCACCATCGAGTCGAGACCCGACGAGGGGACCCCCGACGCCGAGAGCCTGAATCGACGGATCTTTCGCGATGGTCGACCGGGCGACAGTGATCGCCGACCCGTGCCAGGGGTCCGCGGCCCGGTCGGAGGGGACGAGGTCCGGGAACACCTCCCGCACACGGGGGTTCGCCTCGATGTTCAGCTTGATCGAGCTGAGAATCTTTTCAGCCTGGCGAGAGGTATTCGAGATCAACGCGAGCCGGAGGTTCGGATTATTCCCGAGAGCCCAGAGGACACGACCGACCGCGACGTGTGTCGTTTTCGCGTGCTCGACCGGCGCGAACAGAACCGCCCTCGGATGCCGGTCGAGGAACTCGTGCCACTCGTTATGGTGCGCCGCGTTCGAGAGAGGTTCTCCGGTCCGTTCGTTCGCGATCGCGTACTCGACGAACGCCGCCGCGTTTCGTCTCGCCTCGGCGACTTGCAACTCCCTCAGGACGAACGCCAGGACCTCGACCTGCTCGTCGGAGAGACCGGACAGGTCAGTGCCCGGAACGAACCTCGGGAGACTCGTCTGCGGGGTCAGCATCGAACAGAGAGCAGACAAGGCAGACGGCCCCAGGACTTTAGAGACGAACCCGACCGGGGGAGAGTAGGTCATGCCCGAGGGGACGACCCCATCAGCCAAGCCTCTAGCCCTGCCCGAGTCGAGGCCGACACCGTCGTCGTCGCGACCCCGACCGTCCCGGTCAGCTCGATCCCCTGCTTCGGGGGGTCCGCCATGACCGCGTCGATCTCGATCAATAACTTCGCCGCCCGAGTCGCCGCCCGAACGTCCGGGTCGGGCTTAGTCACTGAGGTCGCCAACGCCCGCACGTAGAGATCCTCGATGGACTTCCTCAAGTGGTCCCGGCGAGCCGACCGACCCATGTCGTTCGCCTCCTGAGCCCAACGCTCCCGGACCGCCGTCAGGTATCGGTAGCCCTGGCGCTCCCCCATCCCGTAACGGTCCGCGAGCAGCTTGAATATCTGGCGCTCGGACAGCCGACGGACCATCAACGATTCGACAAAGTCCATCTGCTCGACGAACTCCTGACGAGACGCCTTCGACTTCTTTACCTTCGGAGGGCTTCTTTTGACTTGTTTCGCCATGTCTGCCTGCTTTCGTGTCGTCTCACTCTAGCGCCCGGACAGGTAATCAGCGCATATCCGTTCGAGGGCACTCCCGTCCGACAGAGCATCCCCAGAGGCTCGGACGTCCGCAATCGCCCGAGATATCACTGCGACCTGCTCCGAGGTCGCCCGGACCTTGAACGTCACCCCCGCAACAAAACTCACGATCTCATCAGCCGTCGGAGCAGGAGGGTCCCTCAGGAGAGCATCAATCTCCCCGCTCGAATACGGGAGGACCGACAGAACCTCCGCACGCACAGACTCGTCCTCGACCGACAGGAGGTCCCGGACGAGGTCCGCCAAGCCATCCCGGTCGAACTTGCCCCGAGTCTCGTTCAGGACGATCGTCAGCCGCTTCGCGACATGGTCGTCGATCTCCCCGAGGCTCAGGACGAGCACCCGGTCGAGCCCCACGGACTGAGCCGCTCGCCATCGCTGCTCCCCGTCGATTATTTCATGCCCTCTCGTTCCGGGGACGTCCCGGACGAGGACAGGGTCGACGAACCCGAACTGCCGAATCGACTCGCACGCCCGCTCGACCATGAACGGGGTCATCACGTTCGGGTTCCATGGGTTCGCTCTCAGAGACCCGACCGGAGCCCAGGACGTTTTGCCTCGCTTCGGGGTCATGGGGACACCGCCGCGGGGTCGTCGACCCTCGCCTCGGCAAACCCTCGCGCCCGAATCTGACACGCCGGACACTCCCCGCAGCCAGGTCGCAGCCCGTGGTAGCAGGTCACAGTCAGCGCCAGAGCTGACATGCACACGGGGCCGAGACGCTGAGCAAGGCAGACGGTCTCCCACTTGGTTAGCCACATGAGGGGAGTCTCGATGTCGAACGAGTCGAGCCCGTTCCCGAGCTTGATCACCCGTTCGAGGGCGTCGATCGTCTCCTTTCGACAGTCGGGATAGCCCGAAAAGTCAGTCTGACAGACTCCGAGATACAGGGTCGAGCACCCCCGGCTGATTGCGTAACTCGATGCCAAGGTCGCAAATACAAGGTTCCGCGAGGGGGTGAACGTCGTCGGGAGGTCATGGAGACCCCCCGTCGGGGCGACCTCGATGGCGTTCGACGTCTGAGCAGATATGGCGAGGTCCCCGAGGGCTTTCAACTCGACGACGACATGCTCGACCCCCGCGAGACCGGCAATCTCCCTCGACGCCGCAACCTCACTCCGGTGCCGCTGACCGTAGTCGAACGTCAAGGCCACGACGTTGTCACGACCATGCCGCTCGATCGCGTCGAACAGAACCGTCGTCGAGTCCTGACCCCCCGAGAATATGACAACCGCTGCGATGCTTCTCATGTTTCCCACCTTTCTAGCTTCGGAACAGCGCGAGTACCTCGGCCCGAGCCCGAGCGTCATCCTTGAACGCCCCACGCATGACACTCGTCACCATCTCCGCCCGAGTCTCCACACCCCGGAGTTCGGCACACTCGTGAACTCCCCGGACGAGCACCGCCACTCCGCGAGGCTTCAACGGCTCCAGAGCGTCTGCGATCTGCATCGTCAACCTCTCCTGAACCTGGAGCCGTCGAGACAGCGCCCGGATTATCCGAGGGACTTTCGAGAGTCCGACGATTCGGTCCGTCGGGAGGTACGCGACCGACACCACTCCCCGGAACGGGAGAATGTGATGCTCGCAAAGACTAGAAAACGGGACGTCACGAATCACGATCGCCTCGTCTGCCCCGTCCGCCGGGAACGTCGTCAGCAGCCGACTCACGTCGACCCCATAGCCCGACGTCAGCTCGCGCAACGCCTTCGCCATCCTCTCAGGGGTCGACGCCATCCCCTCCCGACCTAGAACCGAGTCCGCGACCTCGTCCCCTAGAATCGACCGCAGAAGCCCCTCGGCGAGCAATCCCTCGTGAGTCATGGCAGTCCGATCGTTTTGTGCGTCTGTAGCGACAGTCGCCACAGAGGATGCGCGAGGCAGTAATCAACAGCCGCCGCGACTGAGGCCGGGATAATCGCCCCGCCGCCCGGAGTGTCCAGGTCGGGAGCCGCCTCCGGCTGGACGAACCAATGCTCGGCGGGGAGGCCCTCGAACGCCGCCGGGCTCATCGCAGGCACGACGACTTTCAACTCGTCAATCCGACCGATTACAACCCGCTCCGCCGGAGTCTTAGGGGAGCAGCAGATCCAATCGATCTCGCTCAGGAGTTCAGCCGACGCCTCGACCGTCCCGTTCGTCTCGACCGCAAACGTCACCCGAGGCCCGACCGACTGCCTGAGCGCCCTCAGGAGACCGAGATCAAGCTGCAGCATCGGCTCCCCGCCCGTGAACACGACGAGACCGACCATGCCCCCCGCCCGCTTCCTGAGGTACTGAATCCGAGCCACAATCCCCTCGACATCGCAGCGGAATCCGGTCGCGAAATCAGTGTCGCAGAACAGAGCGCACGCACCCCCGGTCCGAGTGAAGTCCCGCTGCCGGTCCTCGACCCTGCCAGTCCAGAGGTTGCACCCCGAGAACCGCACGAATATCGCCGGGGTCCCGGCATGGAAGCCCTCACCCTGGAGAGTCACGAACACGTCGACGATTCTATATGCCATCGCTCCGCCTCCATTCGAGATCAAGCATCGGAGTTCCCCCCGAGCCGAACGGTCGGGTGAACCGATATGCCGCCCCGCGCGTGGAAGTGGCCTCGAACCTCGACGAACCGAGGCGAGAGGACTCGAAACAGAGACGCTGCGATCTCGTCGATTATCACCTCGTTGAAAGCGTGAGCGGTCCGATAGCTCCAGAGGTAGAGCTTGAGAGACTTGGTCTCGACGAGGACCGACCGAGGACCGTACTCGATCGACAGGGAGGCGAAGTCGGGCTGCCCCGTGACTGGACAGTGTGACGTGAACTCGGCGCACTCGAACCGGACGACCGCGGTCGGGGACCCTGCCCAGGGGACGACGTCGAGAGCGGTCGAGGGGATCGGCTTTGAGATGGACTGCCCGAGGTACAGGGGAGACGTCACGGGGTCACCCCCTGAGATTCTAGGAGCGCCATCTCCCGTCGCCATCTCGCCCGGAGTTTCGTCTGCACGTTCCATGTTGACTCCAGATAGATCCGACTGGCGGACGTTAGGGCGGCTTTCGTCGGGCGTCCGTGCCCAGGGAGGTCGCGGGTCCGCAGGGACTTGTTCGAGATCGGCATCTGAGCCCAGGCAAAGATACCCGCGACCCATGAGGTCGAGTCTGCCGAATGGAACGGGAACCGCATCAACATCGTTTCGCCCGACCATCCGAACGAATGGAACTTGTGCGGCCACTGACGAGCAAAGCACGACGCATAGAACGCGAGCGACTGAGGCATCGACTCCCCGAACCGACAGGACAGCCCGACCTTCGGCCAGTGTTCGCAGTAGTAGTCGAGCAGTTCGAGGGGTTCCCCGATATGAAACACGGGCATCGCTTTCAACGCCCCGTGCTCGCGCATATAGGTCAGGTTCCGACGACTCCCCTCGGAGTCCCCGATAACATCGAGACCGACGGCCTCAGTCCATCTCGGCTCCCGGACCTCGGCGATTAGGGCGTCGATGTCGATCGATTCCCCTTTCTGGAAAGCCGAGAACGCCCCCGAGTCGAGCATCAGTTTCTCGGGTCGGATGAACTTGAGAACGCCCTGCTCGGCGCTCTGCAGGTAGTAATACGAGACGAGGACGCACAGAGGCATCGAATCCCAATCCCAGGACGCGAGGATGCCGTTCCGGTCGGCGCTCACGGCGATGTAAACGTCAGTCACGGGAGAGACGCTCCACAGCATCGACGATCGCCGAGCCGAGCCCGGACTTCTTTAGCACCGCGGGGTCGAGTTTCGGTTCGAGGATCTTCCACTGCTCGACGTTGAATATAGCCGTCCGTCGAGACTGAGCGCCGAACTCCGACCCGACGCCGATGTCGTGCGAGGCGGCGACCGCAGCCGGGTCGAACATCCCCTCTAGGAATGGTGCCAGCTCGTCCGGGCTCCATCCGAGACCGAGGACACCGTCGGCGGACGCGTCGAGCCCCTGGAGGACGGAGGCGAGCCCGTCGAAGTCCCAATCAGAAAGCTCCGCGGTCCGATTGTCCTGCAACGCGAACCGGATTGCCGACCTCTCGTCCCCGTCGACGAACACGACCGCGATGCTCGTCCAGCCCAGGGACTTCGCCGCCGCGAGCTGACCGTTGCCCGCTCGAACGACTCGGTCGGACCGGGTCGCGACGATCGGCTTTAGCTGCCCGTGTTCCCGATACGACGCGACGATCCCCTCGATGGACCGCTTGCCGTGTGCCCTCGCGTTCCGAGGGTCAGCGACGAGGGTCTCGATCGGGACCGACAGAGGCTCAAGGGCAGGGTGAACTCGGACAGTCATGGGCGGGCCTCCGCGTAGCAGTTCGGGGTCTCATACACACGAACGCGGACGACCGAGATCCCAAACTCGGCGAGGAGCGCGTTCGACGTTCCGAGCAGATGGATCGCGATGTTCTCCGCGGTCGGCTCACACTTGAACGGGAACGGGCTCCGCTTCCCATACACGAGAGACTCGCCGCTCACGAACTCCCAGAGACGGCGATCCTCCCAATTCACGAGAGTCGTGTGATCCCAATTCGCATCAATCCAGCCGCCGACGATCTGCTTCACGACTCCGAAGTCGATCACACGCCCGACGACGTCCAACTCGGGAGCCTCGCACGTCAACTCCGCAGCGTATCGGTGCCCGTGAAGCGTCGAGCACTTGGACTCATGCCGGAGCACTCGATGCGCCGAGTCCCACTCAAGCCGCCGAGTCGCAGTCACTCTCGGACAGGTCATCGCCGTCCCCCCTTCTTATCCTCGACAGGGACGACCGACGCCGTGTGCCCGAGAGTCCTCAGGATCTTCGCGTGCCCCTCGGCGACATCGAGGTCGAGAGGCTGCGACGAACCGAGCGAACCCGTTCTCGCATCAACCCATTCGACGACGAACTTCCTCACTCGGCACCGTCGATCACAGCATCGAGCCGTTCAATCATCGACAGGATGGACTGCCGAACCGAGGGAGTCAGAGAGTCCGCGACTGACAGGGTCTCGAACAAGTCGACAGCCGCCGCCAAGTTCTCCAGCAGAGCCCCGTTACTCCCCCCGCCCGCCCGGTCCCTGGACTCCCGAACCGCCCGAGACGCAAGGCGCAAAGCCTTCAGCTCGACCTCGTCCCTCCAGTGCGCCGACCGATGCGGACGAGTCCCCGGCTCCGGGAACACGAGACTCGCAAGGTGAGCGCATCGACGCTCAAGCGCATCGAGAGCACCATTCCAGTCCTGAGGGGATTCAGTCGACATGCCGCACCGCGCTTTCGAGTCTCACATGCTCACCCCGAGACCATAGCACGACCCTCAGGGCTCACGTCGAACAAACTGAACGAGCAAGTCGACCTGCTTCTGCAGAATGTAGAGCCTTGTCGAGAGCTTGTCCTGACCGGGGAGAGACCCGCCCCGATGAAACGTGTCATGGCAAGCACGACAGAGAGGCACCGTCCGGGTGTCGTCCGTTTTCTGACCGAGACCACGGGGGCCGAAGTGATGCGGGTCGGACGGGCTCGGGTGCCCGCACGAACAGCACGGCAGCCCTCGGACGTAGTCGAGATATCGCCGAGACCTCGACGGGGGCAACGGCTTCGGCTGGGGCCTGAACGCCCGACGAGAGGGCACGTCCTCGTCTAGCTCGACGACCGACTCGACGACCTCAGGGACCGCCCGAGGGACCGCCCGAACAGAGACCCGCTTGCCCTTGCCCGCGGCACCCCCACGCCCCCGAATCAGGTCGGCGTCGATTACCATTCGCTCCCCGTCGATCGTCTGAATCGTAGCGTCGGAACCGTCGAGACGAACCAACAGCCCGCGACGCATCCCCCCGCCACTGACCGCAAAGCTGACGAGTTCCCCCGTCGCCAGATTCTTCGGCATCACCCCTCCCCCGGAGAGGGGCGGCGAACCTTCGCCGCCTTCGCCTTCGCCGCTTTGATCTCAGCACGACGACGTTTCACGGCGAGAGCTTTCACACGACGCTTGTCGTGTCGATTCAGCGCCAGATACCGCAGAGCGATCACCCTCTGCTCGTCTGTCAAGTTCTCCAGTGCAATCCGAGGCTTCTCCATGCTCACTCTCCCGCTTTTAGAGTCGGGTCATTCCCGACAGTGGTCCAGCCGTCCCGACGACGTCGGGCGAACAGTTCGAGACGCGGCCCAACCGACCTAGCCTCCGCCAAACGATAGAACGCCTCGGGCTTGCCCGAGTGAATCCGCGACCCGTCCGAGTTCCTCCGATGGTCCGAGACCACGACGGAGGGGAGACTCCGAGTCGGAGTCCGAACAGCGAACCCGCTCCCCCGGACCCCGAACAGACAGAGTTCATGCTGACCCCTGAAATACTGGCCGAGACCGATTCGAGGCTTCAGCCAAGCGACATTCGTGACGTATCGGAACCCGACCGACTGCATGACCTGGAGACCGCTCGGCAGGAATGAGTTCGTTACCCATAGGTACAAGTGGCAATCGTCGGCGACGACACCGTCGAGAGCCGACAGCATCACAGCCTCGATCTCGCAAACACTCAGGAGAGGATAGTGCCGGTCCGCGCCCCGCTTGATCCTCCCTCCCCCGGACTCCGCCCACGGGGGGTCAGCCACGATGCATCGAAACTCCGACCCGCGTTCTGTCACCATACAAAACCGCCTTGCCTGACTGCCCGATCTAACAGCGAACCCGTGACAGCAAACCGAGTGACGCTGCTCCCGTCGGCGCTCGTCGCCCCCGCCTCACTGCACAGGCGAATCCGCCTCCGAGTGTTCACCCGACCGACATGGAACCACGACCCGAACTCCCGACACGCCTCGCCCCACTCACGCAGGCAACCTTCCTTGTACTGAGTCGACCCGCCGACGAACACCCCCACGCGAGGACCGAGGTATGCCCTCAGGTCCGCCGGGACCATCCCATCCTGAGCAGCGAGCAGAACGACAGGGAGAGCAGACAGGACAGGCAACCACGTCTCGATCGACCTCAGGGTCGCGACCGCGTCCCCGACGACGTCGGGACAGACAACGAAATCAGCGTCCGCCCCGAGACGGTCGACCGCTCGCTCGAACGCCCTAGCATCGAACGGTTCCGACCTCGTGTGCGAGGTCCATGCCCCATTATCAAGAGCGTACCGAATCCCGCACGGGCGCAGGTTCCCCCGAGCTGAGACCATCAGCCGAAAACCATAAGAACGAATCACGGCGAGGTTCCGTTTCGTTCCGGTCGCGCTGACGTAGTAAATCACCCCTCCAACCTCTCAGGTCCCGGAGTGTCGCAGAGCCCCGGTATCTGCGAACACTCTCCGGTGCTCGACCCGAGTTCGGTCAAGTGGAGAGACAGTGCCGTGGAGTCCTTGCCCCCTGAGACGTTGGCGACGACGAGTCTTTTGCGTATTGCCTCCAGGTCCATCACTCGCCTCCTTTGGCGTCCAGGTACGCAGTCACTGCCGTCTCTAAATCGGCAAACGCGAGCACCGATCGCACGTCGTCGACCGGATCTGATATCAGCCACGCATGGACGGCACGAACGATGTTGTCGGCCGCGTCCCGCTCAGCAGTGAGCCGCTCGACTCCGGCGCGGAGGGTGTCGCACTCAATCAGGGCGTCGACCAACGCGGAGGCGAGCCCCAGAGCGACCTCGGAGGCTCCGCAGTTGTGGGCTGCTATCTCGTCGAGCCGGTCAGGACTCAGCAGGGCTCGGAGTTCGTCGAGGGTCATACGCTGCTCCCTTCGCCGAGCAGCGGCAGGGAGTCGACCCACTTCTTGAACGCTTCGGCGTCCTTGCCCATGAAAGCCTCGACCTTGCCGTCGCGCCAGAGGACATCGCACACCAGCGCCTTCTCTGGCGGGATGCGAGCCGTGTGAGAGTTGGAAAGCAGGTCGAACCGAATGGACGCTCGGAACGCATCCTCGTTGGTGATCGTCTCGCGAAACGAGATACGATCGATTAGGTCAATCCGCAGCGCATCCCCGCTCGGGAGTCGGCTGATCATTCTTCACCCGGAGCGTGAACAGAGGTCGGGTCGAGTCGTTTCATCGCTTGCCTTCTTTCTTTTGCTCGGACTGAGAGAATCCGAATTGAATCGCCTCGTCAACCATCTCCCGATCGAGACCGGGGGCACGATGGACTGCGTCCCGCATCCGGGACATTCCCTCGGCCCGAGCTTGATCGATGGCGACTCCCAATGCTCGAACGTCCCGGTCGAGATCCCGATGATAGGGTTCGAGCATCGCGTGAGCCTCCCGGTCGGAGATCGTCGACCATTCCCGACCCTGCTGACGAGCGAGCACGCGCACATACGCCTGGACGAGCACCCGCCAGCAGTAGGACTCGACGCCCGCCCGAAACCCCTCAGGGGGAGACAGGTCGTCGGGGACCGACGGGGTCTCGGCTGGAGGCGGAGGTCGCCGAAACCGAGCGAAGAAACTCACGACACACCCCCCGAGGCTAGAGTTCTCAGCTCGCGGAGCAAAAGCGCCCGACTCGGACCCTTGGCACTCGCGACCCGAGAACAGAGAGCGACGAGGGCGTCCCCCTCGACGCAGACCCGGTCGACCTCAAGCCATGGGCGATGGACGAACGCACGAACTGAGACCTCGACGCGGGGATTCAGGTCCCGGCAGGGAGGGGGAAAGAAACAGCCGACCCGATTGTCGTTCGAGTACAGAGCGCCGATCATCCCGTCAACGACCGACTTCGCGACGTTGTCGGCGTCGGGGTTGCGACGTCCCGTGAATATCGCCATCGAGACGAAATAGCTCGCAGCGTCCATCGGCCAGAGGTCGGCGACTTCGGATGCCCGCCGGACTCGGGCCTGCTCCGCGACCTTCCGAACCCCTTCCTCGTATCGTGTCGTCTCGCTCGGAGTGTAGATCAATATCCGAGACCCTCGGGCACTGGCCCTCGGCCTGGCCTTGGCGATCGGTTCTCCCAGGACGACGAACCTCAGGTCGACCGACGAGGTCATGCGTCCCCCGCTGAACGACCGCCCGCGGCCTCTCGGAGTGCTCGTGCGATCTCGTCCGCCTCCCGGTCCGAGAGATCGTCAGTCGACGGTCGGGAGACCATGACAGAGCGATCGGGATAGACCTCGTGCGTCGAGTGGTTCGCCCCTCGGTTCGAGGGGTGTGCCTGCGTCGCCCAACGTCGACCGACCTCGACGAACGCCTCGAACAGTTTTCGGCGTTGACCCGTTTCGCCCGCGACGACTCCACTTTCGTATGCCTCGAACACCGCGCCCATGGCGAACGCCATGGCGAGGTCGACGAGGATCGACCCCTCCAGGGGAGTGCCCTCGACTCGGTCGAGTGGAGTCAGGAATCCGCGAACAGCAAGCAGACTGGCACGCACCCCCTCGTTCAGAATCGCGATCTCTGGAGACTTCGGGGCCGTCCCCGTAACCTCCCCAAACGCGAGACTCGCCTGCGACCCGAAGGCGCTCACCTCATACTTCAACTGCACCCCGGTCCGAGTCTCGCGAGACCCCTTCACTTCGAAGTGATCGCCCTCCCCGAGCCGGAGGGTGTTCGCCAGTTCTCCGAGTAGGATGTCGAAACGCTGCTTGCCTTCTTTGCTCATAGCTTGCCTTCTTTCTCTCGTTCAAATTCGCTTGCCCATCCGACCCGAGACGGGTCCCCGCCACGACTGACTGCCCGGACCGTCGAGACATCCCGCAGGGACCGCAGGGAGTTCGGCAACTCGTCAAGGTCGAGGGAGACCCGATACGCCATCGCCCGACCCTCGCGGAGAGAGGGGACGGACGGGAGGTCGAGACCCCACTCGACCGAACAGAACTCGCGGAGACGTCGGAGGACTGTCGCCTGCTCTGCGTACTCGGAGGCGAACGGGATCAACTTCCCAATCGCCCAGATAAGAACCTCGACCCGACCGGAGTTCACAGACTCCGCCGAGAGGATCTGATACCGCCACTCAGCGAAGTCCCGGACGAACTCGACGTCGTCCTTGCTCGCCCGCGACGAGTCCGCGATGAATCGAACCTTATCAACGATCGCCTGCGTCGTGAGGTCCTCGAACTCCAGAGGACGAGGGGGCGACGGCTTCCGGGTATAATCCTCCAGGTTCGCGAGGACGTCGGCGGCGAGACTCAGCTCGATGCCGTGCCGTTGCGCCTCGGGGGTGTATGGGGACATGAGAGCCCCGACAGTCGCCCACGCTCGGGACGTTTCGTCAGCGGTCATCGGAACGTGAGCGCAGGGATTGAATGGCTTTTGCATATTCCTCGGTCCTCCCCTCTCTGAGTAACAGTTTCGCCTCGGCCTTGAGCCGTCGGGTCTCGTCGTCGAACTGAATCTGCTCGGGGGTTCGTCGGACCGGACCGGGGGACACGTAGTCGGACGAACTCGCCGACATCTCGGCGAACCTCTCGACGGTCGAACCCGACCGGCAAATCAAGCTAATGTCGTCGTATCGCGTATTGCGATCGTTTGTCCCTGAATGGAACTCCGAGGCGGCGCATCCGTCGATCGCCTTCCTCAGAGTCTCGGGAGAATAACCCTCTCGGAGTCTCCCTCGGATTCGGGAGATCCGGTCGGTCGTCAACTTCGCCAGGGGCCTCGACGTCGCCACCTTCCAATGCTCGAACACTGAGACCACGTCTCGGGCGACCTGAGGAGTCTCCCTCGGAGGCTCGGAGACCGTCGGGACGGCGGACAGGGACTCGCCTGAGGTCGACGGCGGGAGGCGTTTCACGTCTCCGGGAGTTCGACCGGGGACGATCCCGGACGACCTCAGTCGGTCGCCTAGCGCCCGGAGGACGTCCGAGGGGTCGTCTCCCCTGAGGGCGGCGGTCGTCGCGACCGCCAGAGCAGCGGCGAGTTCCGCCGACACTGAGGTCGACGGGGCCTGAATCACACGAGAGCGAACGAGTCGGGTCATGGCTTCCTTGCTTCCTTGCTTCCTTGGCGGTCGGAGCGGGACTCGAACCCGCGACACCTTGCCGACCATGGTACTCGACCGGAACAGATCCGGTCGAGCTTTCAACTATCAGAACGGGATCGCGTCGGCGTCGTCGTCGTCTCCCTCGTCGTCGGAGAACCCGTCGCTCGCCTTGCCCTCCTGCCGGTCGACCCAATCAGTCCAGAACGCATCGCAGGCCGCTTCCTCCCGAGCCGAGAGTTCGGGGAGGAATCGAGCGATGTCATTGTTCGTGTAGTCCCCGTTCTGCGTCGTTTTCACTGACGCCTTGAACGGCTTGCCGAGGAACACGTCGCCGAACTGGCGATCGTCCTCGGGGTCCCAGGGTTCCGACTGGCCCACGCACTTGCAGTACAAGGCGAGGCGGGACCTGATGCCCGGAGAGGTCAGATCGACCCCGACCGCGGCGAAGAACGTCCGCCCCTTGCAGGGACCTGAGAACGCCTTGAACTTCGCTCGGATATACGGTCGACGACTCTCCCGCCCGAACTTTCGCTCGAACGAAATCATCGCGAGCAGATACTCGCCGGAGGGTAGGGCGGCTTCGCCCGGTTCTGCTTTGGAGGGGTCAAACATTATCGTCGCTCACTTTCTTATCGTCGCTTGTTTTGAGTGGAGTCGCTACGGCAGACCGGGGTCGCGACCGGGGTCGCACCTTCGGCACGGGGGGAGTCTTATCCGGGGAGACAGAGGGGGACGCCTCGTCGGAGAGGAACTCGGGGACAGGGATTGCCTCCGGGTTCGTGATTCTCCGAATCCACTCAGAGAAGTTCGGCACCTCAGTATCTCGGAGAGGTCGGAACGGCTTGAGCAGATACCACTGAGGACCGACGGTGCGAACGATGTAGTCGATCTTCGCCTCGCCCTCCCCTCGCTGAATCCGACGAGACATCACCCCGACGACGTTGACTGCCGCTGCGATGGTGTCGGGGAGCGAACGCATCGGGAGAGCGGGACCGACCTTTCGCTCGGCCTCCTCTCCCTCTCCGATCGTTCGGTCGTCCTCCAGGCACAGATATAAAACATGGAAGTCGATATCTCGGAACCCGCGGATCAACTTCTCACAGCGGTCGCGGAGGACGCTCCAATATCGCTCAGAGTTCACGGGCAAATTGTCCTTGCCCAACTTCGGAGGACTCTCGGCCATAATCTGAGCATCGACGAGTCGGCACGCATCAGTGACAGAGTCGAGAACGATCGTCTCGGGCCATTCGTCGGACTCGAACAGAGTCTCGCCCTCGGAGCCCTTGACGATGAACGGACCGGAACGCATCGCCGGGTTGCGGGTCGCGAGGATCAGCGTGCGGAGCACGGCCCGATAGTCGGCGAGGTCCGACATGAACAGAACCCCGATCGGACGGTGTCCGAACTCGCGGGCGGCCTGGAGGATGTGAGTCATCCCCTGGCGCTCACTGAGGAGGATCAACGGCTTCGGGGCGCTGACTCCCATCGTCGTCTTGCCCGTTCCGGGCTTCCCATAGATCAACGCTTTGACATAGGTCGTCTCGTCTGAATCGAATCGGAGTGCTTTCATAACTTGCCTGCTTTCTTTCGTTTCGGGGGGTCTAAATATCTAAGTCGTCGACGGCGTCAAGCCCTCGATTGAATTCGAGATCGAGCTGACTCTGAGCCTCCATGGACTCAGCGAACGCGGCCTCGGTTGCCCCGACCCCGTCCCTCGCTCCCGCGATCGCATCCTTCGCCTTCGCCTGGGCTTCCTCTAAGTCCTGATAACACACCTCGACCGCATGGAGTTTACGCAGGGCGGCGTCCTCGTCTCCGATGGCGACCCCGGTCGAGATCGCATCGGTAAAGAACGACTCCGCCCGCTCGATCTCGATCTTCATGTCGGCCCGGATCTTCTTTAGGTATGCCCGTGCCTCCTGCCAGGATGCCCACTGGAGGACCATCCGACGTTCGCGGTCGGTCGGGGACTGACTGCGAAACGCCTGAACGACCTCTGCCCGTGCCGCCTTCGCGTCGACCTTGGTTTTCTTCTTTGCCATCACTCGCCTGCGCTTTCTGCCGACTCTCGGGAGACGGCTGCCTGAACCTCTGAGTGCCTCTCGGACTTAGTGAACCCGGCCCGGAGTTCGGGGGCGTCGTCGAGACAGATCGACCGATAGGAACACGGGAGCGACCACGGGTTCGAACAGTGTCCGGGGTTCCGGTATCGAAGCGCGGCGTCGCGTTCCGCGGCCCGAATGAGTCGAGTCTGCTCGAACGTCTCGGAGCGCCATTCCTCGACCTCTTTCCCGGTCCGAAAGAACTCCCGACGACCGATGAACGTATCGCCCCGCTGAGTGAGTCGAGCAAGGAACTCGGTCTGCTCCGGCTTGACCGGCTTGCCTCTCTCGACTTCCTGGGCCTCCAGAGCGGCGCGGTAGTGACCTGGCAGAGTGTCACACGCGGCGACACTGACGGTCCCGTCCTTGTTCACCTTCGGGACGCTCGGCATCTTTTTACGCACGACGTTATACGAGACGCGACCGACCGGGGCCGAACCACTCAGGAGAGCCCGAGCCGCCTCGTCGGACGAGGGACAGAACTCGCGGAGTCGTGCCGCCTTGACGAGATGCGAGACGTCCCCTCGGAGCGTCTCGACGAGGGCGTTCAGGTAACCCGCCATCTGCGGGTCAATCTCGACTCTCCGGTCGATCGCCCCGATCTCCGAACTCGTCGACTTATGGTCATAAACGACGATATCGCCATATGCGGGATCGTAGGCGACGAGGTCGATCACCCCCGCGTGAGTGATGCCCGGAAGGGTTCGGCCTCTGGAGTTTCGGAGGGACACCGCGAACGGGAGTTCGACCCCCAGGGGCACGAGACGAGTGATGTCAGCTCGGAACGTCTCGACGTAATGCCTGAGCATCCACGACGAGGTCGCCACCGCTTCCTCGGCGTCGGCATACAGCGATTCAATGCTCGACGTCGGGTCCGCCTCGACTCTCTCGATCCACTGAGAGAACGCGACTCGAATCGACTGGAGACCCGCCGCGAGCGCGACCTCCGCGACCTCGTCAGCCGGGAGAGTCCCGATCGTCCGATACAACGCCTCGACCCCGGAGTGAAACGCCGAGCCGAAGGTCAGGGCCTTCGGGGTCGACCGCGGGCGGAGCCCCTCGTGATAGGAAAACCCCCACTTGCGAGGACAGTCCCGAAACGTCTGGAGTTCGGAATTGGTGACGATTAGTGCACGGCGGAGTTTCTCGACTTGCATGGCTTCCTCTGCTTTCTGACTTGCGGATGAACATTCTCACACTTGAGACGATTCGACGAGGCGAATCCTCAGATTGAAAGAACAGAGTCGATCGTTCCCTCTTTGCCGAGGTCCGACGACGAGAGAGAGACATACGACGCACACGCACCCCGCAGGATAGGCATGAACTCTGACCCGATGGCGACCCCGTGAATGGACGCCCCGAGACCCGCCAGGGCCGCGAGAGCCTCCGGGGATTCTCCTGAGTGGTCCGCCCCGTCGGAGACGAGGACGATATCGGCGTTCGCCATCGGTCCCGACTGGCGAGCGATGATGTCTGTCGCCGAGCGGAGGGCCTCGGAGATCCGGGTGCCCCCGCCTGAAAAGTGATCGACACACTTGAGGAGATCCCCGAACGCGATCCCCGCCGCCGGGTTGAACTCGTCGACCCTCTGAACAGTGGTATCGAAGTGGACGACGACAAACGCCCGCCGATCCTTCGCGGCGGTCTCTGCGAGGGTCAGGACGACCGCCGCCGCCCATTCGTTCCGGTCGCCCGCCATGGAGAGGGACTCATCGACGCAGATCACAATCGGGCCGCGGGTTTTCGTTTCGTTTCCGCTCAGTTCGTACTCTAGGGCGGACCCCTCGGACAGTTTCCGCAGCAGGACGAGTTCGAGGTCGTCGTCGCAGAGGTACGTCAGTTCGGACGGGACGAGGCGAGCGATGTCGCTCCCGGTCCGAATGGACGAGACCTCAGATCGGGCATACGTGGTTCGGTTCGCCCGCTTCCTGGCGGCCTCGGCCCGGAGTCGTCCGGCGAGGACTCCGATCCTCGACAGCCGAGCATTACCTCGGAGGAACTTCACGATCTCGTCACGGGGACCACTCACCCGGAGAGACGTTCCCGCCGAGGACCCCGCCCCGAACCCTCGGAGGGCCGCCCGGACTTGGTCGATCTCCTGAGTCGCTTCACTCGCCGCCAGAGCCGCCAGGGATCTCAGTTGATTCTGCGACGTCCTCTCCCCGAACTTCGCGACAGCGGCGTCGGCCTCGGCCTGAGCGAGATCGAGCTGAGACTGAGCGACCTCGACCTGCCTCGAAAGGTCCTCAACTCGTGCCGCCTGCGGAGCGGTCGGAGGGTCCGAGAGTTCCCCCCGGAGATCCTCCAGGAGATCCGAGAGAGTTCGGAGACGGTCGCTCGCCTCTCGGAGATCCGAGGTCGGGGCGATGTCCTGAACCGCACTCGACACCCGAGTCGCGATCGCCGCCGTCGCCAGTCCCGCGGCCCACTCGTCGCCAACGGTCCGAGCGGACAGGTCGACCCACTCGGGGACCCGAGAGATCGTCTCGACGACCGAACGGACCCACGACGACCCGGAGGACCCGCCTCCGACGTTCTCCGAGTCGTCGGGGCCACCATACAGTGCCGAGAACGACTCCCGGAGAACGCTCGGCCACTGAGGGGCGGCGACGATGGTGCTCGCTTCGGCCAGTTCCCCGCCTCGGTCGACCTCAGTGGAGACGAGATAACGATTCCAGTCCCCGACGGTTCGGGTCGCGTCGAGACCGAACTCGATCTCGCGTCGCGCCGCTCGTGTCGCATCGGATAGTTTCGCGGGTTTATTCATGGCTTCCTGGCTTCCTGGCTTGCGTCCCTGACGTCTCGCGACGTTTCGGCCCCCCGCCGGGGGCCATCATCGGAGGGTTAGATCGCGGAGACTCGTCGGCCTGCGATGGCACGACGAACACGCGCCCGAGTGAGACTCGCCATCTCCTGACGCTCGGCCTCGTCCTCGTCGACCGCCGGGAGAACGGACTGCTCGACTGCCCAAATCTCGGCAGACTTGAGAGCGGACTCGATCGCCTGCGGGAGTGTGTCGCCGACTCCCGTCCCGACCTCCAGAGAGGGAGCGAGGACGCTGCAACGATACTGCCCCGTGCCCGTGGCGCAGACTGTGACTCGCATCCCGTAGGACCTGAGGAACGAATCGAGGTCGCCGAGGGTTGTGGCGGGAGTGATCTCCGAACGGGGGGACGTATTCATGGCTTCCTGGCTTTCTTTGCTTGCTAGCGCCATCTCTGACGCCGATCGAGACAATACAGAACGAGACTCGGGGGGTCAAGCCTCCGACTCGTCAGAAGTCGAGGCCGACCGCAGTTTTGATCCTCGCAGTGAGGGCCTGACCCTCGGCCCGAATCTCCCCCTCGACCTGAGCGACCCGCGCCTGAGCGCCGGGGTCAGTGAGTCGCGACCGGATCTCCCCGACCCGTGCGAGTGCCTTTTTTAGTTCCTCGCGGACAGAGGACGCCCGGTCGAGGAACTCGCGGGACTTCCCATCGGGGAGGGTCGCGACGAGAGCGATCGCAGCGGACCCCGCTTTCTCGGCGACGAGGACCTCCGCCGCCGCGAGTTTCATCACTTCGGCCCGGACCGTCTGAATCTGCTCCGCCGTATTCCAGAGACACCCGCACAGAACCTCCATGTGGTACGGGGACACCGCGGTCGCTCCAGAGAGCCAGGCGTTCGCCCGGAGCAGTTTCAATGCTTTGACCCATCGGCGGTCAGAGACGACGACGCCCTCGCGGTCGAGGGACGATCGGAGACTGAACAGAGCGGAGAGGACGTCGGGGGGGACAGGGATTGCCTCGACCTCGGCTCGGGCGCTCGCCCACTCAGAGAGGGACATGACGCCGACCGCGGGGGCGGGACCGGAACCCGTGAGCATTGCGGCGAACGACGACTCGGCTTTCGTGTACTCGACCGAATACCGGAGGACGAATCGATCCCAGAGCGCCGCCAGTTCGGGACCGTCGGGCATCTCGTTCGAGGCCGCGACGCAGGTCAGGAGAGGGATCGACCGGGCGGCCCCGTCGTCGTGAAAGATCCTCTCATTCACGGCGGCGAGGAGGGAGTTCAGGACCGCGGAATTGGCTTTGAAAATTTCGTCGAGGAACGCGATATGACACTCGGGGAGTTTCCCGGTCGTGACACGTCGGAAGCGGTCGGACTTGAGTCCCGCGAGGGAGATCGGCCCGTACACTTCCTCGGGCGTGCTGAAACGGGTCAAAAGCCACTCGAAATAGTTCGCGCCCCCGAGACAGTCCGCGAACGCCCGCGCGAGAGCTGACTTGCCCGTGCCGGGAGGTCCGAGCAGCAGACAGTGTTCGCCCGCGAGTGCGGCGACGAGCAGTCCCCGGATCTCCTGCTCCCGTTCGAGGAACCGAGCGGACAGGTTCGCCCGGATGGTGGCGACCTGAGTGAGTGGGGTCGGGGTCGGGGTCGGAACCGAGCGGAGTGCTGCGACTGGAGTATTCATGGCTTCCTTGCTTTCTTCTTCTGCGTCCCTGACGTCTCACGACGTTTCGGCCCCCCGCCGGGGGCCATCTTCGGAGGGTTCAGAGGCCGCGAAGAACTTGGCCGTCGAATGAGACGCTGATCCCCCCGTGCATCGACTTCATCTTCGGAGTCACGCCGAGACCGCTCAGGAGGGCGCGACGTGCCCCCGCGAGACTTCGCATCGTCGGCTCCGTGTCGCCCGACCGAACCGAGGCCACGAACATCTCGGCACAGGCGGTGACGATCGCAGCGGGAGTGTTCGCGATGTCCCGGCCCATGGTCTTGGCGGTCTCCCGGATTCGCTCGGCGACGTCCGCCCTGGGCGTCTCCGGGGCGAACGAGAACCCGTCGTCGAGGGGGTCGTCGATCATCGACTCGATCTGCGAAGCGGAGACGGCGGTGGCAGTGGTGATGGTCTTTATGGCTTCTGAGTTCGTCATGGCTTCCTGGCTTTCTTCGCTTGCGGCGGGTCAACGGGACCCGGTTCGAGAACTGTACGGGCGGGGCAGACCGGAGTCCACCATAAAACGACACGACACGAAACGACGGGTCAGTCGTCGAGGTCGAGGTCGAACTCGGTCCCGAGGGTCGCGCCGACTCGGTCCTCGACAACCTTCCGAAGTTCTCCGAGTTCCGATTCGAGTTCCGACCTCAGGTCTCCGAGTAGGTCTCCGAACGCGGTGGCCCGAGCCGAGACCGAGGCGAACGCCTTCGCCCTGGCGAGAACCCGCCGACCGTCGGGGTCGAGAGATTCGGTCGCCGTGAGCGACCCGAGCAGTTCCGCGACGTCCGCCCGGACCGCCCGAACTCGTTCCCCGAAGTCCGAAGTCACTGCGGAGACAGTCTGCGCCACCGCCCGGTCGCCGTAAGGGATCGGCCAGACAGTGATCGCCCCCTTACCTCCGATCGTGTCGACGAGGTCCGCGAGTGAGTTCAGTCGGTCGACGTTGGACGCGGGGACGAAATAAACGCCCCCCGAGTCCCCTCGGAGGTTGACTCCGCACAACCCGAGAGACGTCCCCCGGCCTCGGATCACATTGATTAGAACGAGACCGATCTCGCTCGTCGTCGGATAGTTCAGCAGGACCCGATACTGCGCCTCGACTGCCAGCAGGACAGGGTCCGTCGAGTCCTCCAGCGTCAAGGCGTTCGTGCGCTTGTCGAGACGAACCCGAGTTCGGTGCTGATACGTCGCGACCTCGGCGACGTCGTCCGAGGTCCGGCTCGACATCGCATACACGATCTCGGCGGCGGTGTCCGACACCCGATCGAACACGATGGACGTCGGAGAGTCCCGTTTGACGATCTCGATCGCCATTCGGAGGACCTTACTCGCCTTCGGGTCCTTCGGGACCGCGAACCCGAACCCGAGGGCGACGAGCGCGTCCCGGAGATCGTCACGACGGACGACGATTCCAGAGATCGCCCAGAACGTCACGGCACCGATAATGTCTCCCCGAGGGGCGGACAGAGCGGCGGCGACGACAGCACCCGCGGTCGTTCCTCCAGAGTGAATGGGAGAGGGAGAGGGGAGAGAGGGAGTCAGGTTTTGCATGGCTTCATTCTTTCGTTCGTGGGCCGGTCGTCCGATCCTGACCCTCGTCGACCCTCAGGTCGGCGAGAGTGGGCATCGGACGAACTCAGAACCCCTGCGAGACAGGAGCATGGAACGCCCTCGTGTATGCCACCTCGAACCGGGCGAGGAGTTCCGACCGACCCTCCGACTCCCGAGGCCAATCGCTCTTACGGTCGACGAGCCGTAGGGCGATCTCGTCGAGAGCCGACTCGACGTTCCATCCGTTCTCGCCGAAAGGGTCGCACACGAAATCAAACGTGCCGTCGCAAAGCGACTTGTCATATTGGAACGCCGACCGACCCGCCCGGTCCGCCGCATCCCGCTCGACCTGAGTCAGCTCGGAGCAAAAATGGCCGAACGTCCACACCTTCGCGATCGTGTCGGAGACAGACTGCCGAACCTCGTCCTCGTCCTCGTCGCCGAGGTTCGTGACAGTGATCCGAGGACCGACCCCGCCAGTGACGATCACCCTCGCGTGCGGATACACGCCCTGAACCCCCTCGGCGACCTCGACTAGATACCGATCGAACTCGGCGGGGGCGCAGTAGTCGGAGCGATTCTCGACAATGGCGATCTTCATGGCTTCCTGGCTTTCGTGCTTACGCCGGGTCAACGGGACCCGGTTCGAGAACTGTATCGCCTGCCAGGGACAGGCTCAACCCTAAAACGACACGGCACGAAACGACCGAGAAAGGTCCTCAGATATAGGATTCGAATTCGACCCTCGATGCTGACTCCGACTCCCCGGACTGACTCCGACGGGCGAATTCCCCCCTCCCCCGCGAACAATCGACCCGGAGGTCGACCGTGTCCTGACCCCCTGAGGGGTCGCCATCTCCGGCGGTAGAGGTCGTCGCGACTGCGTTCGATTGTCCTCAGGGCCTCAGGCCGCCGGGGGTTCTCACCATTGAACCGGCTCGGAACTCTCGCAGAGTCGGCGCGGACACCCGAAGGCACTCCCCGCGTCCGATACCTGATTACGACCGAGGCGCGAGCCCCGTTCGGTATTCGGTAGCATCCCCGCTAGGGGAGCCCGCCGAGGCTTGTACGCCTCGACATCGCCCACGATACGGGCGGCGGCGGCGGAATTCAACATCGGAACGAAAAGCCTCGGCCCGAGTCCTCACGCTTGCAGCGGTACAACGCCGCGCGTCAGGACTCAGGTCGAGGGGTCTCAGGAACTCTCGCAGATCGGCGGCGACGACGCAATGGTCGGAGTGCTACCGTCGGAGGATGCAAACTCTGCTCGACTCGTTTCAAGTGGCCGCGCTCGTGAGTGATGTCGCCCGTCGCATCGGGACTGACTACCCTCGGGGAGTCGTCCTCGCGCCCATCCTCCGGGGCGGGATGGTGTTCGGGTCCGACCTTGCGAGGTCACTTCCTGGAGACGTCCGAATCGCTCCAGTGCTCGCCCGTCGGGTTCTCGACGACCCGAGAGACGCCCCATCGGGGATCGAAGTTTTCCTGCCGTACCCTGACGCGTTCGACGGTCGCGACGTGGTACTCGTCGACGCGGTCATCGACTCGGGCCTGACCGCGGCGCAGGTCCGCCGAGCGGTAGCGGAGGCCGGTGCCCGGTCGACGTCGATTGCTTGTCTCCTATGGAAGCGCGAGCGGACGACTGAACCGACGGCGCTCCCGCAGTATTGCGGTCGAGTGATCGGCGACCTTTACGTCGTCGGCTACGGGATGGACGACGAGCAGGGAGGCAGTCGGGGGCTCTCGTACGTCGCCACCCCCGACACCCTTGCCGTCGACTGGCGGGCGCTATAGGCTGGCCGGGCGTTGACAATGCTCGGTCGCCGTCCCCTCCCGTTTCGCCCGAGCTGAGTGTCGACGTAGGACGTCGCCTGCTACCTGGGCGGCGTCCGCTTGTCAGCTTGACCGGCGGCGATGAACCTCGGCCTCGATCAACCCGTCGGGAGAACGAACCTCCGGTCGAGATTGTCGAGCGAGGGTCTCGTCGAGGAACGACCGGGCGGTCGCGAGCTTTTGTCGAGAGGTCATCGCGACCGACTGAGCGGCGAGCGCCTTCCTCGCTTGTTCCTCGGCGAACGAGACGGCCTGCGAGACGGCGTCGGAGATCGCCCGCTCCTGAGACTCAGTCACGTCGAGATGGAGCCGACGTTCGAGGTATGAGATCGCAGCCCGAACGAGGACAGGGATCGCCGCCGTCAGGACGGCAACGAGGGCCGTCGCGATCGCTCCTAGAATCTGATATCGCCAATCCATTCGATCACCTTCCGATGATGCGGTTCGCAGTGTGTCCGCACGAGATCACACGATAACCGCGTCGGACCCATTCCGCGACCCCGTCGTCGTCCATCGTGCCGCCCCAGGTAACAGGGAGCCCATTCGTGCAGCCGTGACCCTCTCGACCTCGGAGGACACGCCGAACGAACTCCAGGACCTCGACCCATGCCGGGCGGCCTCGGGTCTCCCACGGAATACGCGCCTCAGGCCATCCCTCGGGCATCGTGAGCGAGCCATTCATTCCCGCGAGCCAGGGGCGAGGACCCGCGCCGCGAGTGTGCCGATGGTACGTCGAGGCGATGAACGAGGCGACCGAGACGCCTTCGCGTGCTGCGGCATGGACGCTGATCCAAGTAATCACCCGGCAGTCATCCGTCCGAACTCCGCTCGCCTCTGAGAGACAGTGCCGTGCGGCAGCGACCTCGTCGTCAGTGTAGAGCGCGGCAGGAGGGGACTCGTCAGGCTCGGGCTGAGCAATCGCCCCCGCCGAGATCGAGAGCAGGAAAAGCGTGCTCGCAAGCACTCGAAACGAACTGCGTTTGGCTTTCATCCCGCAAGCCTGACACGACTCCCCGCCCGCCTGCCAGTCCTAGCGGGGGGGACGTCGTTGCGTTTCGTCTAGTCTCGATTCGAGCCGATCAAGCCTCGACTGAATCTGACGATCTCTCGCGATGGCCTCCCGCTGAACCGACTCGACGGTCGCGAGAATCCTCTCCTGCGTCTCTCGGACAGGGGAGACGAGGTCGACGAGGTCCGGGTGAGCGTGAATCGGCGAGGCCGTTCGATGCGCGTTCAAGTCGGACTCTGCCCGGTTCAAGTGATCGAAAGCGACGTATGCCGTGACGATGAACCCGACCGCCGCGGCGACCATCATCGGGAGCATCGCGCCAGTCATGCGCTTGATCGTCGTCAGCTCGACGCCCTGCTTCTGCAGTTCGCCGACGTCGTCGGACAGTCGATCGAGATGCGTGTCGACCGACACGCACCAAACCTGATGCCGCTCCTCTGGACTCAGATCCGACATGGCACCTCCAGAGTCCCGACGGGGACGAGTTCGGAAGGGGTGACTAGGTTCACGCATGGCGCTCGGAGCAT